AATAATGATTCTCCGATCATGCCTAAAACACATCTTAAAAACTTTGTAGATAATCGTTGACATCTACAAAACTTTATAATAATATATGTTCGTAAGCTAATTTAATAAGCTAACAAGCAATGAGAAAGACACCTGATAAAGTAAACAAATTCGAGGTCGGGAAACTTAGAATGTTAATTTATAGGGTAATTCTGCGCTTATTTAACTATGCACTCATTCTACAAAACTTTGTAGAAAGTGTCAACAAAATTAGCTAATTTTATTAGCTTACAGAATTTAACAAGGGAGAGATACACATATGACAAACTTAGTAATTATGAAAGATCAACAAGCAGTAACGACTAGTTTGCAAGTAGCGGAGGTGTTCGGGAAAGAACATAAAGTTGTTCTAAAAGCCATCGATGAGCTGAAAGAAGGGGTGGCGGAAAATTCCGCAGACTCATTTGATGGGGTGGCACAAAATTATGCAGACCTATTTTACGAAGATACTTATATTCATCCCCAAAACAAACAAAAATATCGTCAAATAATTATGAATCGTGATGGATTTACATTGCTTGCTATGGGATTTACTGGAAAGAAAGCATTGCAATTTAAATTGCAGTATATAAACGCATTCAATGAAATGGAAAAAACAATAAAAGAAAAATCAGTATCCATTCCAACTACAAAAAGAGGATTGGCACTACTAGCTTTAGAAGCAAGTGAGGAAACTAATCAACGAGTGGATGTCATTGAACAAGAAGTTTTCGATTTAAAAGAAAATCAGCCGTTACCACAAGGTGAATACAGCATTATTTCTTCTCGAATTAATAAAAGAGTGTACGAAGTAGCGGATGCCTACTCAATTAATCGCTCAAATCGTAAAACTATTGGATTACTTTTCAAAGATATAAACAGTGGAGTCAAAAAGATTTCAGGTGTAGGAGCACGGACTCAACTGAGAGCCAAACACTACGAAAAGGTGATGGACTTTATTAATAGTTGGGAACCATCTAGTGTAACGAAATTCGAATTAAGACAAACAAGAATGGATGTTTAGGAGGAGTTAGTTATGTCGCAGGACTTCATTTTAAAAGTACGTGTGGCGTTAGCTACGCATGACAAGAGTCAAGCTTGGTTAGCTGAACAGCTTGATATTTCAACAGCTTACATGTCGGATATTATGAATGGACGTAGAAAGCCAGATAAACAAATCAAGCCAATCGAGGCAGTATTAGCAGAATTAGAGAAGGAGGAAAAACATGCAAATAACAATTCCAGATAATTTAGTAGTTTCAGAATTAACTGCACAGATTACGAATGCTGTGCTTAATTCGTTGGACGAACGATTACGCCTTATGAACAAATCAGTGGAGCTTCCTCCATATCCAAACAAATCAGAGGTAAAAAAAGTTTTAGGCATTGGTGATGACAAATTAACACATTGGATAAATCTAGGCTTAAAAACACAGCAGTGGAGTAAGTTAGACATCAGAATTGAACGATCGGAGCTCCAAAGATTTTTGAAAGAAAACTTTGAGTTCTAAAGGCAAAGGAGAATGATTTTATGTCCTACGCATTGCAACAAGAACATCAAATTCTCGGTTTGATTAAACAACGCAGGAAACAATTACAAGATGATCGTGAAGCGCTTAGAAAAGCCGATGAGCTATCAGATAGACAAGCTGAACTAATTGCTTCTGAACTTGAGGATTTGAGAATGCTAGAAATAAAAAATAGGGAGATTAGATTATGAAGAAGACAGACACACTTTTTATAGGATTCATTTTGGGGTTATTAGTGATTGTAGCGCACCAAAGTATTATTGGGGGAAGCTTGTTCGCAGCATTGATGGTTTTAATCAATCTGCTTGATTCAAAAGAAAGGAGCAACTATGGCACGAGAAGAAGCGCTAAAAATCGGTAAAGCGATTGCTGATAATTGGTGGGCAAATAGCCGTCCTATTATTTTAAGCAAGCAACATATTGATAAGCAAAAAGCATGGCAACAAATAAAAAGCGACTCCGCCGGCAAGCATTGAGTCGCAAACAAAATACATCTAAGGAGATGTTACCACATGGAAAAAGAACTTTCCACTCTAGATCAATATTTGACTGATCCTAGTTGGGGCAAATCGAATATCAAGGAAACAATCAATCGAAAAATCAGACGAAATCTTTTGACGAATGAAGAACTAGCTTGTGATCAAGATGATTTGGGGAATTTTGTGAGTATTTGGGATCATGTCTATCTTATCCATTTATCGAAAAAGTCCAAAAAACCTGAATATATCTATGTCATCGAAGATGGCTTGATTGATGCGCTAGAGGAGTACGACAGAGATAACTTGATCGATATCTCTTATTACGGACCAGGTAAGAAATACATTGCTGAAATGGAGGCAGAATTTGATGAGTGAAAAGGAACAACCTTTGAAAAATAGAAGTGATAATACGCTTTTTAATAGCTTATACAAAATAAATGTGAAAGGTGTTACTGAAAAACGAAATAACCTCACTTATCTTTCGTGGGCATGGGCTTGGGCAGAAGTTAGCAAAGTGTGTGAGGCAGTAGATTATGAAATCTATCGTGATCCAGAAACGCATCGTCCATACCTCTTTGATGAAAAAACAGGCTATATGGTTTTTACCAGTATCACAGTCAACGGAGTAAAGCGTGACATGTGGTTACCAGTCATGGATGGTGCAAACAAGGCAATGAAAGATGAGCCATATACCTACGAAGTCAATGATTATCAGTGGAATAACGAAACGAAGAAAAAAGAGATTGTTGGAAAAATCGAAAAGCGAGTTGAAGCAGCAACTATGTTCGATATCAATAAGACGATCATGCGCTGCCTAGTAAAGAATCTTGCTATGTTTGGACTTGGTTTATATATTTTTGCAGGTGAAGACATGCCAGAAGATGTCTCGATGCTTGAACCAGCTAGCCAAAGAAGCAAAAAGCTATTCTTAGATGCTTTGCAATTGGTTGCTAACAAGTACGATAAATCAATTGACGAAGCAGTTGTCGCATTGACTGATGCAGCTTCTATAACTGCCGATGACAGTAAATGGACTAAACGTGATCTAGGCGTGCTAAAACGAGGCGTTAACTGGCTTGAAGATCAGTACAAAGAAGAAACAAAAGAGAAGTGATATGAGTGTTTAAACCACTAATAGATTCATACTCGGCGGTACTAAAGAAATTTAAAGGTAACGACATTGGTGCAACGATCAATGAAGAAGTAAATATCGAACGGCTGAAAACAATGTATGACGGTTACGATGGCGATCGAGTCATTGAAATTCGTTTTATTGATCCTAGACGTTTCACCGTACAGCAACGAAACTTCATCTATGCGCTGATAGGCGATATTTTTATCGATACAGGCATGCCAACGGACTTCTGGAAGGAATTCTTTTACTTCCGCTTTGAAGGCGTCACAGGGCGCAAAATAAGCCTCAAAGACGAATCGAATACGACTGTGAGCGATGCCAATGTCTTAGCAAATATCATCTTAGATTTTATCTTTGAACATCATATTCCTTTCAAAGAAGGCTATGAGATTTTACCAGCGAATCAAGAATATTACTTCTACAAATGCATCACAAAAAGAGTCTGCTGCATCTGTGGCAAAACAGGAGCTGATATCGATCACTTTGACAAAGCTTTAGGAAGACGAAAGCGCAAAGAAGTTGATCATTCAGAGTTCACATTTGCAGCACTCTGCAGAATCCATCACACAGAGAAACACAAAATAGGTGTGACCAATTTCAAAAATAAGTATCAAATCAAAGGAATTAAGTTAAATCAGGAGACAATCAAGAAATTAAGAATTGGAGGATAAAAAGTGGATCACAGAAGTTATTACGCCATCATACCTGCAAATGTTAGATATGACGATTCTTTGATACCTAGTGCAAAACTTCTTTATGGAGAAATCACAGCTTTATGTAATGAGAAAGGGTATTGCTGGGCTAGCAATGAGTACTTTGCCAATCAGTACGGCGTAGGGAAATCAACGATTCAAAATTGGCTGAAATCTCTTGAAGAAAAAGGCTATATCTATCGAGAAGTGAAGTACAAAGAGGGTAGTAGAGAAATCGAGGCTAGGTATATCAGAATTTTGGGTGGGGGCCACCCAGAAAAATGGGTGGGGGGTCACCCAGAAATCTATCAAGATAATAATACATCTATTAATAATACATTTAATAATACAAAAGAATATATAAGAGAGTTACCGCCTTCGAAAAAATCGAAGGCTAAGCCTATCCGTCATAAATACGGAGAGTATAAAAATGTGCTTTTGTCAGAAGACCAAATGGAGAAACTCAAAACAGAATTCCCTAATGACTACCAAGAGCGAATAGAACGGCTATCTGAGTATTGTGAATCATCAGGTAAGACTTATAAAAACTATTTGGCAACTATTCGAAGCTGGGCAAGAAAAGAAAAAAATGAACCTAAGAACGCAAGTGGTGGATACAAGCGCACAGGAAGACGAGAGAAGCTTCCTGAATGGGCAATCGACCAAGAAGCCTATCTTAAGAAAAAAGCGCTAGAACGAGCTAATAGACAATCAAAAGCACCATTCTAAGAGGTGGAAAATTGAAGATCGATTATCTAGAACTAATTAATGAAATAGCAAAGTATAAAACTGGTGAGGAAATAGAAATTCTGAGAGACGTATATGATCAACTCGAAGAAGCTGGAATTGAAGGAATTAAGAATGATCGTTCGAGTTGGAGTAAGCTCAGATACTATTTCGCACTTTATATCGATGGAACACAATTAAGAAATTTAGCATATACCAAATTACTATTTGTTGATTGCGTTAAAGGATTGCAAAAACATCTTAGTGAACTTGAGCAGGTGTAATCAGATGGATCTAAAAACATTTACAGCACAGATCGAACTAATGCATCAAGAAGCTTTAAGACAAAGCGCCTCGTACGAAGACAAGTGGCTCAACACGTTCCATGGTGGACGTGAGAGCGCACTTGATCAAGTACTCAAATTATTGAAAGGGGAACGTCGGGATGGATAAGAAAGCGGCAATGCAGCGAATTATCGAATTGACTTATTCAGAAGATTGGCAAAATGACAAAGAAGCTGCCTCGGAAGCGATGAGACTTGGAAGAGCGATGTGGGCAGACAAGAGCAACAAGCCAAGACCACGAAAAATCGCAATTTGGCACGGTGACAAACTTCTAGTGACAGGGACAGCTGAACAGTTAGCAAGTCTCACAGGCTTGCACGAGAAAATCGTGAGGAAAAGAGCAAGGTGTGGCTACACAGACGCTAAGAAGAGAACGTTTAGATACATGGAGGAATCATCATGACAACAGAAGAAGTGATTCAAATGCGTATTCGAAGCATTCAACGTGAAATTGACGATCTGGAACGGACAAAGGCAGTGATGGTCAATGAAACAGCGAGAAAGGCAATCGATTTGCACATAGAGAATTTAAGAAGGGAAATTCGTAGATTGGAGGAATGAGCGTGGATAAGAAAGCGACAATGAAACGAATTGCTGAATTAACCAAGTCAGAATCTTGGCAAGAAGACAAAGAAATAGTTGCAGAAGTCCAAAGGATCGGCAAATCAATGTGGACTGAAAAACCCAAACGGAAAACGCCAAGAAGAATTGCAATCTGGCATGGTGATCGAATTCTAGTAACAGGTACTGCTGAACAGTTATCTGAAATAACTGGATTAAGCAAAAACATTATCTGGGATAGAGCTAGGAGCTTATGGATTGATTCAAAAGGACGACAATTTAGGTATGTGGAGGAGAAATAATGGATCTCATTACACAATACAGTGATATCATCCTCAAGAAAATCATGATGAAGATTCAGAAAGACAAAAAAACAAAAGAACGAGCGGAATTAGTTAAGTTGGAAATGGCTGAAACAGGAGCAGGAGTGCGAAGTAGCAGGCATTGGAAAGCAGCAGCAAACATTGAATTTTATTACAACGAAATTCAAAAAGGGTTCGATCAGATGCGTGAGCTGGATCGGCAAACAAATTGGAGCAAGAAACTTCATCAAGATCGTTTCAAATTTGTAGAAAAGTATAGAGAGATATTAGACGAATACATGGAGGACAGCAAATGATGATGCCAAAAGAAATCTATTCAGATGCATTAAGAGGTGCTAGAAATCAATTGAAAATGGCAAAAAGAGCATACGAAATTCGGCCCACAATCGAAAATGAACGCAGAGTAAAAGCAATTCGCCGTAGATGTTCAATTTACGGCGAGTTACAGAAGGAGGACAGCAAATGATACCGAAGTTTAGAGCATGGTACACACCGTTTAAAGGTGAAACAATTGGACAAGAAATGAAATATGGGCAAGCAGGAAGGTTGATCACTCATGCTGAAATGGCTCCAGATAAATATGTGCTCATGCACTCCACAGGACTGAAAGACAAGAATAGCATTGAGATTTTCGAGGGGGATATAGTTCTTGTCAATGTAAGTAATGGTTTTGATCATTTAGTTAATGAAACAACGGTTGTACAAGAATCCGAGTTTCATTCTGGATTGATTTGTAAATCATTAGCTAGTGGAATGGAATATAGAGTATTCAAACACAAAAAGATGGATTATGAATACGAAGTCATCGGAAATATATACGAGAATAGCGAGTTATTGGAGGAACAACGATGAATAAACAAAATTTGAAACAATTAATGTTAGCAACTGATTATGCGGGAACCACAGTAAGCAAGGAATTCAAAAAAGGCTTTAGAGAAGGAATGAAGACTTCTGCTGACATGTTAGAACAACTAGACGAACCGAAGAAGCTAGTTATTCCACAACTCGTGGCCGGTTGGCTTGAGAAATCTACGGACCCTTTTACAAAAGCTGAAAAAATAGCGTATTTAATCAAATCTAAAGATGGTGATTCATATTATTTCTGTGATTGGTTTGTACAAGATGGCATATTGACGCAAGAACAAGGAGAAGAATTACTCGCTTGGGCAATAAGACAATCATATGAAACACTATTGAGCCTATACAACGGCTACGAGGTCGAGAAAGAGCCGTTGTATGAAGTTATTATTGGTGACTTATATCTTATCAAGAAATTTAATAACAGAAATGATTTCTATTTTGATACTAGCTGCTCGCTGTGTGCTTGGGAAAAATCTGCTTATCAGCTAACAGAAGCGGAAATCAAAGCAATTGATGAAAGATACTGGCCATTTGCTGTGCCAGTGGAAGAGGTGGTAGAAAGATGAAACTAAAAGACGGATTTTACGCTAGTAGTCATGGTATCGGCGGTTTAATGCTAGATATGCCGACAAAGAACCCTAAAACACGTAAGAAACCAAAATTCAAAGTCGGTGACATGGTTCGCTGCGAAGCAGAAGGATTCATCTATCCATTTCGTGGATATGTAGAACACGTCTATAATCACTCAGCGACCATTCGTATTGAAAACACGATGGAATGTGACAAAGAGCTAGCGAAGAGCAAAGCGAATATTGCAGTTGTTCGATTAGTGGATATGAAGGCTATATAAACAGCGAAAAAATGTACTTCTAAGAGAAAAATTTATTTTTTATAAAAATAGGAAAGTATCATTATGAAAAAGACCACAGAGATAAATAAACCTACCACATAAAAAATGAATATTTCTTGCGATTCAATATAGGTATATTTAACAATTTGTACAATAAAAAATACTATAGGTAAAAAAGATAACATGAGGAGCTTATTTGTTCTAGAGTGTTTGACAAAGTAACAAAATGCGACGATACCAATACAAACGGGAATCCAAAATAACAGCATGCTCCACATAGTCACTCAACCATCTCCTATACGCTTTATTGTCAATAGATAATATCATTTTTCGTAATAAAGATAAAAAAATAAGTAAGGCTTCTCATTAAAATATAAAAAAGACAGCCGACCACTGGCTGTCCTTAGCAGAATATTGAAATAGTGAGCCATCTGTTTTCCGCCAGATAGCTCAACATGTATATGGGTAACGAGTGCAACCTCGCTACTTGAAAAGCTTAGCATAAGCATGGGTATAAAAAAAGCCGGATTCCTCCGACCTTAATTAATAATTCTGACACAATTATTATATCATAAATGGAGGAATCAATGGATGGTACTTTTCGATGTAAAGAAGTATGAGACACCAGAGGCAAAAGATGTGGATATGGATCGCACAAAACATAATGTTGGTGTTTTTCTTTCAGCATATCTGTCAGCTAGATGTAGGATAGGTCAACCTCGAGAACCAAAAGTGACAGCATCTTATTCCTTGGTTCCACCTTCTACAGCTGATCATATATTTGAAGCAGAAAGAATGCTGATCGATAAAGAAGAAGCACAAGAAGAATTTGAGTATCTGCATAAATTGTTTGTTCGAGGCTATTCAGCGATACAGCATCCGCATAAGCCTGATGTGACTGAAAGGCGCAAGAAGATATTCTATGATCGTTATATCAATGGTCTGCCCATTTATGTAACTGCTCAAAGAAATAACACGAGTGAAGAATCTGTCAAGCTAGAATCAAACAAGATTATCATTCAATTTGCTTCATCGTTAGAACTGGTTGCTTTCAAGTAGCCAGTTTTTACATTTTTTATACCCTTTTATTACCCATTTGGTTTCCATTTTATACCTTTTTTATACCAATCACTTACCTATTCAATGTTGTATTATGATAGTGTCGAAAGATTAGTGATAGGTCTGAGACAAAATAATAATAAAAGGAACATCGTTTTATTATTGTTTCACAATTAAGTTTCGATAGACAGCAGCGGAAATATTAAGAATAAGGATGTGAATTCCAACTCCTTCTGATTGTTCTTATTATCTATCATCCGTTGCTGTCTATTAATTTATGTATTGGAGGGTAACCGAATGGATAAAGAAATCAAAGCAACTGTCAAATTAGATTTGACTGAACTAAAAGAACTGCTCAACAAGGCTAGTGACCAAGTCGAACAAATAAAGTATCAAGGTATGGATCGAAAACGGTTGATTGATATTATTGAGCAACAACGTTTAGAATTGATCCAAAAAGAAGCTGTATGTAAAGAGTACAAAAAACATTTAGAACAAGTAATTGAGTATCATTCAGTAGAAAAGTACAGATCAGTGGTGCAAAAAAATAGAGCATCGAGTCCTGATCCTCGTCAAGATGTATCGATTAGTATCAAGACGCCAGTATTTAATTCTGTTAAATCAGAAAAGCTAGAAAGTATCTCAACTGCTTTGGTAGAAAAAGCAGCTGAAATGAACTCCCTAGCAAATGAAGTTAGTCGTCTTATTTAGTCATATCGATAACTTGAGAGTCTTTGGTGATTCCGTTTTTTATAGAATTAATGGTTTGTTCAGCGGAATATTTAGTCAAGTATGTTTCGCTAGTTGCTACTACTTCATTGTTATCGGACTTAATAACGAAGTAATATTGGCCATTAGTTGCTTCTCTTATAACAAAGTACAAATTTTTCACCACCTATAATTTATTTCAGCGGACCACTCGCTGATAACTAAAATTATACGCTTAGTATTTATTTTCACAATAAGAATTTGTCACTGTGGCGGAAAGGTAACGCTAATAACTTAAATCAGTGGTAATGAACACCTGAGCTTAGTTTATGCAGCTAGGCAAGAGACCGTCGAGGGTAATGGGCAAGAGGCATCTTGAATAATTCCCCTAAAGATAGACAATTCTAGAGGTGAGAGCTTTTATGATGGAGAGTCTGTAAAATATCGGAAAATGGTGTTGCAATGTTCGATTCATTGCCAGTGACTTAAGTAGCTTGCACTTGGTAGACATAAATACCTGATGTGTCGTAGAGTTCAAATCTCTAAATCTGGGTGAGGTCCGTGGTAGAACCTATTAGGGCGGGCTGTTGGTTCAATTCCAACTTTGGTGCAAGTTACTATTATATATTGGGACATAAGCGCCCACAATATCTGGTGCATAACAACTATTGACAGGAAAGTTGATACTGCAAAGCGACTCAAACGGACTATATCTGACAGAGATGTCCTATCGTTGGGTTTAGTGTCAGAGCTGGGAACCTCAACTGACACACACCTGTCAATTAGCAATCGAGGTATTGAGGAAGTGGGTAGGCGCAGGAAGTATTAGACTTGTCTGTGTGTAGGTTGCTATTACATATTAGATCACTCGTTGAGTGGTCTTTTTATTTTGGAAGGGGAGTAAACAAATGAACGAAAACCAATTAAGAGAGTTGTTTAAAACGAATGAAGCAAACAAAACAATGGAGGCGACATTCTACGAAACTCAAAAAAGCTTAGCGTTAATCGCAAAACAAGCTAAGTATTTCTACGATCAGCTTATTCTGCAAGGATTTAATGAAGGACAGGCTATGGAATTTATGATGCGAACCTTTTCTGCCAGTAACCAACAGAAAGAGTGATACGTAATGAGAAACTACTGGTATGTATCACTAACAAATAAATACCCGCAACCAAACGCAGATGATCCAATAAGGGTTGTCCAATCAGTCCAAGTCAAAAAGAAATACTCCATTGTTGAAATGACCAGAGAAGCTACGCCAAATGAAATTGATAAATGCAAACTTATTTATTGCGGTCATGGTTTCTTTGATGAACCAAACATTCAAAATAATATTAACAAGAATTTGAGGGATTAGAATGCAAATTGAATTAATAAAGTTTCCGATTTAAAAATATTGATTGAGGCTGAATTGATGTTGAAAGATATTGAGAACTAATGGATATTAGAGTATCCTAAATTTAATAATAAATTTTTAGGAGTGATTATTAATGGGATATTCTGATCTTAAAGAGTTATTTACTGATGCAAAGAATCTTGCAACTGGAGCGAACGATTTACAATTGAAATCAGTGCTACTGGATATTCAAGGTGCGGTTTATGATTTGCAAGAAGAAAATAGGGATTTAAAGGACAAAATTAAGGATTTAGAAAATCAAAAAATTTTAGATTCGGAACTTGTAGTAGATGGACATTTTCTTTATAAAATAAACGATAGAACGAATCAAGCTTTTTGTCTAAAATGTTGGGATTCAGAAAATAAATTAATTCGAGCAATATCGATTGATGAATATGGTATTGAATTTAAAAAATGTACTAGATGCGACTTTACGTCAGACTCATTTCGAAAAGTAGAGAAGTCGCAAATATAGAAAAACAAAACTCAACCTAAAGAGATTGTGAGGTGGTGTGTATTGAATGGCAAGACAACGTGATCCAAGACGTGACGAAGCCAAGAAAATTTGGTTGGAATCTAACGGAGAAAAGCAGTTAAAAGAAATTGCATCTGAATTAAATGTTTCAGATTCTCAGGTTAGAAAATGGAAATCGCAAGACAAATGGAGCGCTGAATTGAAAAGTAACGTTACCAATGGCAAAAGTAACGTTACTAATCAAGGTGGCGCTCCTATTGGTAATCAAAATGCTAAAGGTAACAAAGGAAACAGCAGAGCATCACCACCTAAGAGAAACAAGAATGCTTTGAAAACAGGCGAATATGAAACAATATTCTTTGACACGTTAAGCGATGACGAAAAGGACATCTATTCAAGTTTGAATGATGATCCTTCTTTTGTTTTGTCTGAGGAAATACGGTTGTTAAAGATACGCCAGTTACGAATGATGAAACGGATAAAAGAAGCCGAGTCAGGTTTAAACGATGAAGAGGTTGATCGCCTGCAACAAATGCGAAAGATTAAAACGCCAATCGAAAAGGATGGTAAAAAGCTAGAAATCAAGCGTGAGGTTATGCAAGACGTACAGGTCTCAAGAAAGACTTATCGAAAAATAGATGACATTTTGTCTATTGAAGATGCGCTTACTAGAATCAGCAACCAATTAACGAAGGCAATCAAGCAGCTTAATGCATTAGCTACAGAGGAATCAAGAAACAAAGTATACAACAACCAAGCGAATAAGCTTGAAGTTGAAATTGATATGCTGAAACTAAAAGCTGATTTGTTACGCAATGATTCTGAAAAATCTACCGAAGAAAAACTTGATGAGTTGTTAGAAAAGATTAGTGGTGAATTAGATGGCACTAGTTGAGATTTATAACCCAAAGCAAGTCGACGTGTTAAATAAAACCATTAAGAATGATTGGTTCATTACTTTATTACATGGAGCAAAACGTTCTGGGAAAACAAAAATAAACAATGATTTGTTCTTGTTTGAATTGCGACGTGTGCGAAAGATTGCCGATGAAGAAGACATTAAGGAACCAATGTATATCCTAGCAGGAGTTTCAAGTGCAACAATCCAAAAGAACATCTTACAGGAACTATACAACATGTACAGCATAGAACCTAAATTCGATAAACATGGAAACTTTAAGTTATTTGGCGTTAAGGTCGTACAAGCTTATACAGGAAACATTGGCGGTGTTGGTGCAATTCGTGGTATGACAGCATATGGCGCTTATATCAATGAGGCATCGCTAGCTAGACAAGAAGTATTTGCTGAAATCGTTTCACGTTGTTCAGGAACAGGAGCGAGAATCCTAGCTGACACAAACCCTGACAACCCGGAACACTGGCTGAAGAAAGAGTATATCGACAATTCAAGTAAAAACATTCAATCGTTCCACTTTGAATTGGATGATAATACTTTTTTATCTGAACGCTATAGAAATAATATTAAAGAATCAACACCAAGCGGCATGTTTTATGATCGTGATATCAAAGGTTTATGGGTTTCTGCAGAAGGTGTCGTTTATCGTGATTTTGATGCTAGCAAGCACTACATCCAGTCAAAAGACTTACCACCTTTGAGCAACTTTTATTGTGGTGTTGACTGGGGATATGAACACTGGGGTTCAATCGTAGTTATAGGTGAAACGGATGACGGAACAGCTTATTTAATCGAAGAACATGCTACTCAATTTGAAGAGATTGATTATTGGGTAGATATAGCAAAAGGCATTCAAGAGCGTTACGGCTTACGAGTGCCTTTTTATTGTGACTCTGCGAGACCGGAGCATGTGGCTAGATTTGTAAGAGAAAAGGTTAATGCTAAAAATGCTCATAAAGCACGGTTATCTGGAGTTGAGGAAGTCGCCAAGAGATTTAAACAAGATAAATTGTTTATCTGTCAAGATAGAGTGATGAAATTTCGGGATGAAATTTATCAATACATTTGGGACAAGAAAAAAGGCGAGCCAATAAAAGAATATGATGATGTGCTAGACTCCGTTCGATATGCGATATATACTCATGAGCTTCTTAAGAAACCAAAAGTTAATGTCAACGAAAAGATTAAACGTGTTAAGCGCATGTTTTAAGGAGTGTGAGAAATGAATAGGGTAAACGAGTTTGAACATGGATCTGATATACATTATTCTAACGACGTGAACACAAATTATGTAAAGTTTAGCGTAGATTCCAATCTTCACTATAGGTTTAGCTCAGCAGAAGATTTACTTAACGATTTAGATACTTTAGCAGCAATGATAAAACATCATCATGAATATCAGGTAAAAAGGTTAAGTGTATTAGATGATTATTACAAATCTAGAAATACAAATATCATGGATAATCGTAGGCGTAGAGAAAAGGAAAAAGCGGATCATCGATCAGCACATAACTTTGGAAAAGTTCTTTGTACGTTTGATGTTGGGTACAACACAGGCAATCCTATAAAAGTGCAAATCGAGGACACAAATCAACAAAAAGAAATCGAAGAGTTTAATACTAATAATGACATAGATGGGCTAAATGCTGAACTCTGGCTTGATATGGATAAGTATGGGAGAGCCTATGAGATTATCTATCGAGATTCAGATGATACAGATTATGTTGATTTGGCTAATGTATTTGAAACGTTTGTTGTATATGATACTACAGTAAAGCGAGAGCCTATTTTGGCTGTACGGTATCCTAAGACAAGATTCAACAAGGATGCTGATAAACAGTACATTCAACCAATCGTATACACAAAAGAAAAAAGTATCACTTATGATGAGACGACACTAACAGCAATTGAATTAAAGAATCCCCAGGATGAACCGCATGAATATAAAGAGGTACCTATTACAGAGTATTCTCCTAATCGTTTTCGGATGGGCTTGTATGAAGATGTACTATCTTTGATTGATCTATACGATGCAGGGCAGTCTGATACCGCCAACTATATGACTGATCTAAACGATGCTCTTCTAGTTATTAGTGGTGATATTGAAGCAGCAGGACTATCCACAGAGGACGCCATCAAGCAGAAAGAAGCGAATATGCTTTTGCTTGAGTCTGGAACTGATGTGAACGGTAATAAAACAAGTGTGACTGCAGGATATATTTACAAACAATATGATGTGAACGGTGTAGAAGCATACAAAGACAGAGTACGCAAGGATATCCACGAAATATCCATGGTTCCTGATCTTACTGATGACAATTTTTCCGGAGTGCAATCGGGAGAAGCAATGAAATATAAATTATTTGGATTTGAACAAATGACGGCAACAAAGCAAAGGCTATTCAAAAAAGGCCTTATGCGGCGTTATCGTCTTTTATTTAGCCTAAAATCAAGTATTTCTGAAATGGATAACTCCGATTTGAAAGGCTTACGTGTAATATTTACGCCGAATCTACCTAAAGCCATTCTGGAGGAGTTGAAATCTTTGGTTGATGCTGGAGCTGAACTCAGTCAAGAGACGATCTTAGGGCTCGCTTCTTTTGTTCCAGATGTACAGGCAGAGTTGAAACGAGTAAATAAAGAAACGCAAAAGCAGATTGGCATTTTTGATTCGGATGGTGAAGAAGTAATTAACAACAAAAAAGATGAAACAGGGGAGTGATTAAATGAACTCCCAAGAATATTGGATCAAACGGGAAAAGGAATGGCAAAAGCAACAAATTAAAGATGATAAAAAGCGCATGGCAGAAATTAAAAGTCGCATGCAATACGCACAAGATGCGATACAAAAAGAAATAGACGCGCAGTGGGACAGTTTCTCCAATGGTCAGAAAATCACTCGTAGCGAAGCGATGAAGCGGGCTAGTGAAATGGATGTCAAAGCATTCGCTCGCAAAGCAAAGAAGTATGTCAAAGAGAAAGATTTTTCTCCTACAGCAAACCAAGAATTAAAGCTATACAATCTTACGATGCGTGTAAATAGATTAGAGCTCTTAAAAGCTAATATCGGGCTTGAATTGATTTCACTGTTTAATGAATTGGATAAGTACTTTTCGAATGAATTAACAAAAGCTGGTTTAGCTGAATTGAAGAGACAAGCCGGTATTTTAGAAATGACTATTGCTTCAAGTGGATATGCAAAGCTGATAGAACTAGTAATAAACAGCTCCTTTTTGAGTGATGACGTGTCTTTTAGTGATCGCTTATGGATGTATCAATCAGAATTGAAATCAGAATTAGATAGGTTGTTACTGAGAAGTGTAACGATGGGGAAAAATCCCAAGCAACTTGCATCTAAATTGGCAGAATATTTAACAGCTGAAGGACGAGAAAACACTAAGTTTAACACGCAGCGTCTAATGGTGACTGAAACGACTAGAGTTCAGATAGGGATCCAAGAACGAAGTTACAGAGATGCAGGCATTACCCAGTATATCTATATAGCAGAACCAACAGCGTGCAAACTATGTATACCGTTAAATAATCAAGTTTTTGATGTTGCCGATATGCAGCCAGGAAGTAACGCTCCTAATATGCATCCATTTTGTCGATGCAGTACAGCACCTTATATAGAACGAATATCAAGTCGTTAATACAAATTAACGGCTTTTTATTGTGCCTTCTTACAGCTTACAGGCGTTAAAGAGAAAGCTATTTTCGGCTGACCGGCGTAACTGGTCAAATTTATCGGGTAGCGGCGTAACCGTGGAGGATTAATCATGAAAAAACGTTTATTTATGCCAATGAACTTACAATTTTTTTCTGAACCAGGAGATGGTGGATCTGGTGATGAGGGACAACAAGGAAACCTACCAGCTGGCTCACAAGAGACACCGCCCGAAGCAAAAGAAGAAAACAATACTGGCAAAACATTTTCTCGTGATGAAGTAGCGAAAATGATCGCTGCTGAGACGAATAAAGCAAAAGCAGCGTGGGAAAAAGAACTAGAAGCAAAAAAAGAAGAAGCTAAAAAGCTGGCAAAAATGAATGCGGAAGAAAAATTGCAACATGAATTGGAGCAAAAAGAAGCTGAAATTGCTGAATTAAAGCGTGGACAGGCGCTATCTGAAATGACGAAAGAAGCTTCTAAAATGCTGACAGATGCAAATTTACCACACGATGATGATTTACTTGGGCTGATTGTTTCTGATGATGCAGATGCCACAAAACAGGCTGTAGCAGTCATCACTAACTTTGCTTCTTTGATTAAGAGAGAAAACGCAAGACAAACACCACCAAATGAAGGTGGACAATTTACAGCATCGAAAAATACTAAAGAAACAGTGGCTAAACTAGCTGCTAAAAATCGAATTATCAAATAGGAGGAAAACTTAATGAAAAAGAAACAACTTTTACCAATGAACTTGCAAATGTTTGCTCAAACATGGAATCCAGATAACGTAACAGTTTATGAAACTAAAGAGGGTAAAATCCCTGACAAGTATAATACTTTGATTATCAACGACATTATGGAAAACTCGAAAGTAATGCAATTGGCAAAATACGAAGAAATGACGGATAAAGAAAAGAAATTTGAATACTTTGCTGAAGGGCCTGGCGCTTACTGGGTTGGTGAAGGTGAGAAGATTCAAACATCTAAACCTAAATGGTTGCAAGCTACAATGGTAGCTAAAAAACTTGGCGTGATTATTCCTGTGTCTCGTGAATACTTGCATTATAAAATGTCAGATTTCTTCACATTAATGCAACCTAAAATTGCTGAAGCTTTCTACAAAAAGTTTGATGCGGCTGCGTTACTCAACACTGACAATCCGTTTCCGCAGTCTTTAGAAGAGTCTGTAGTTGCAGCGGCTAATGTTATCAAGGGCCCTTTGACTTATGACAACATTTTGGCATTAGAAGATGCTTTGGGTAAAAACGAATTTGAACCAAATGCGTTCATCTCTAACCGTAAAAACCGTGCAGAATTGCGTTCTGCCGCTCAAACAGTCGGTACAAACGTTGAATTTATCTATGACCGTTCGGCGAATACGATTGATGGATTACCGGTAGTTGACTTGAAATCGTTGGGTAAAGGCGAATTGTATGCTGGTGACTTTAACTATATGTTCTATGGTATCCCATTCAACATCTCATTCAAGATTTCAGAAGATGCGCAATTGTCTACACTTAAAAACGAAGATGGCACTCCTGTAAACTTGTTTGAACAAGAGTTGGTTGCGTTGCGTGCGACAATGGATGTCGGCTTTATGATCGTCAAAGATGCTGCATTTGGTAAAATTCAACCAGTGGGGAAGTAACAGTCCCCGCTACAGGCGTTACAGTATCGCCTAAAACTTCAAGTGCAGTTGCGGGGACTGCCGGTAATAGACAATTAACAGCCACTGTTGCGCCACAAAACGCAACAAATAAAACAGTGACGTATTCAATTGCGCCAGCAAAAACTGGTTTGGCGGTTTCTTCTAGCGGTAATATTACTTGGAATGAAACTGTACCTGCTGGTGAATACACGACAACAATCAAAACGGAAGATGGCTCACATACGGATACTCACGTTTTGACTCTGACTTAACCGTAGGAAGGATAGGTACGAATGGCAATTAAAGATGACGTTAAGAAGCTTATAATACGAATGGCAATTAAAGATGACGTTAAGAAGCTTCTAAGCGGTTCTATAGATGATAAGCTAGAAGTTATCGAGAAACGGACTAGAGAGCGCTTAGCGTCATTGCTAGGCGTTTCTGTTATACCAGATTCATTAGAGTATATTGTTTTCGACGTAACCAACAAACGTTTCAATCGAGTTGGACAGGAAGGGATGTCCTCATATTCTCAAGAAGGACTATCTATGGCTTTTCCTGATTCGGATTTTTCAGAGTATCAAAATGAGATTGACGAATTTAAGCGTAAAGATCAGGAAGAGTTGTACAAGCCAAAGCGAGGGAGGTTTAAATTTATATGAGATTTACAGATGAAATCATATTTGTTAAACGTTCATCTGACTCTAAATATGATCCAGATCTCGGTGAGTGGGTTGAAGGCAAACCAGAAAGAACAAGAACAGAGGCAAACGTGACAGATATTGGCACTGATAGAAGTGTGACTATTTTTGGTAGTGTGGAAGAAGGGGCGAAGGTCATTAGGACGCAGCCTCTTTTTTCTATCCCTACATTTGACTATATCGAGATTGAAGGAAAGACTTGGCAACAAAAAACAGCTAGAAATCCAGCATATAGAAATAGTTTAATTGTGCAAGAGGTGGTTCTTGATGAAGGCACAACTTGAATATAAAGGAATCGATCAGCTGATGCGACATCTGAAAAAAGTAGCAACGCTTAATGACGTTCAAAAAGTCGTGAAAAGTAATACTGCTGAAATGACTGAACGAATGCAAAAAGGTGCGCCAGTGGATACAGGTTACTTACGAAGATCAATAAACATGAATCTTTTAGAAGCTGGTTTAACTGGTATTGTAGGACCGACAGCAGACTATGCTCCTTATGTAGAATATGGAACTCGCTTTATGTCGGCCCAGCCTTATGTTAGACCAGCTTTTAATTATCAAAAAGTCAAATTTATGGCTGAAATGAAAGCCTTGGTGAAATGATGATTAAGACAAGAGATCAGTCGATTTTTGATGAACTTTTTAAAATATCCCAAAACAAACTTGGATATAAAACATACGATTACAAAACTTTAGAGGATGTTGGTTATCCCTTTGTGGAATTTGAGAACACTCAGACCATCCATGAAGTAAATAAAACTGACATTAAAGGGTCTGTGATTGTGGTTTTATCCGTTTGGGGATTACAGAAGAAACGAAAGCAGGTGTCAGATATGGCATCTGCTCTTTTTAATGAAGCTAGATTGATAGAAGCCACAGAAGGCTATTATTGGGCTTTAAATTATCAAGCAAGTGGAATTCAAGTGATGGACGACACAACAACCAATACGCCCCTAAAACGAGCGGTTGTCACACTTGAATTTAGAATTAGATAGGAGGAAGAACATGGAAGCATTAAAAGGTATTGATGTCATTTTGCTTTATCGCTTATTGAAAAAAGAAACTCAGGAAGCTGCTTGGAAAATGGCATTTCAAACAGAACACGAAAATGGTTTATCAAGAGATTCAGACTCTACAGTGACAAAAGATGGAAATGTGCAAACTTTAAGCCCTGTTGAATATGATTTTTCGGCTACTTCAATAGTTGCTAAAGGAGATTCTCATGTAGATGAAATGAAACAAGCTTTATTAAATGGGGATATCATTGAAATTTGGGAAATTAATAAAGCAGAACAGGGAACAGAAGATAATGCAAATAAGTACAAAGCTACTTATTACCAAGCATATGTGTCTGAATTTACTCCATCGGCTGCTGCAGAGGATAACGTTGAATTAAGTTTATCATTTGCTATAAATGGTATCGGTCAGGATGGATACGCAACGCTGACAGAAAGTCAGGCCAAGGTTGTCCAATATACATTTAAAGATACAGTAAAAGCAACTGCACCAAGAAAATAAGAGAGCTTAGATGCTCTCTTTTTATTTTAAGGAGGATGGAAAATGAAATTAAAAATTAAAGGAAAAGATTATTCTTTCAAATTCGGGACCAAGTTTGTTCGTGAATTAGATAAAGTGATGCCTTTCGTCGATGGAAATATGGAATTTGGAATGGGACTCTCCGCAAAAGTCTTACCAGAGCTACGTTCTTATAACGTTAACACGTTATCACGAGTTCTGGAAATAGCAAATAGAACTGAAGATGAATCTATTACATTAGATGAATTGGATGATTACATCGATGAAGTTAAAGACATTGAAAAATTGTTTGATGAAGTCCTAAAAGAATTGGCGGAGTCGAACGCGGGAAAGTTAGCGGTCCGAAACCTGAATCAGAAATTGAAAGAAGCGGAAAAACAACAAGCGGAATAGATTCTGCACTGGCATACGAACAAATTCTTATCAATTCTTTTCGATATTTGGGAATGACCAATATCTCAGATATCGAAAGAATGACGTTATATGAATACAACATTCGTATGACTGCAGCCCAGTTATCTTGGCTTGACAAAGAAAAGTTGATTCACGAATTAGCGTGGGCAAATCAGCAAGTCCAAGCGGAGAAAAAAGTAGGCAAAAAGACAGTTCCTGTATATCGATCCTTTGAAGAATTCTTCAATTATCAAAAAATCGAAGATTCAATCATGGGAGTTTCCGAACTTTCAAAACAAGATAAAAAATTCCAAAGTTTACTAACTAAAGCTAACTCTTGAGGAAAGGAGGAAAAACATGGAACAATTTTCTGTTGAAGCCTTGTTAAAAGCTACAGATAGTGGCTTTGTTAAAACTTTTAAAGATGCACAAGAAGCTGTTAAAACTTTTGAAAAGAAGTCAAATAGTATGACAACAGCTGTAGGAAGTATCATGAAGAGTACTGGAGCTTCAATGACTAAATATATATCCGCTCCTCTTTTTGGCGTTGGGGTAGCAGCTGCTAAAGTTGGTGGCGATTTTGAAGAACAGATGAGTAGAGTGAAAGCTATCTCTGGCGCAACAGGTAAGTCTTTTGATGAATTAAGACAACAGGCTGTTGATTTGGGTGCTAAGACAGTATTTAGCGCTAAGGAGTCAGCTGCTGGAATGGAAAAATTAGCTTCTGCTGGATTTAGCGCACAAGAAATCATGAAAGCAATGCCGGGTCTTTTAGACTTAGCAGCTGTATCTGGAGGGGATGTGGCTCTAGCTTCTGAAAATACTGCTACTGCTTTGAGAGGATTTGGTTTAGAAGCAAGCCAAGCAGGACATGTCGCTGATGTATTTGCTCGTGCTGCTGCGGACACCAATGCGGAAGTTGGAGACATGGGGGAAGCATTGAAGTATGTTGCTCCTGTAGCTAATTCAATGGGTATTTCTTTGGAAGAAACTGCAGCAGCTATTGGTATTATGAGTGACGCAGGCATTAAGGGTTCTCAAGCAGGTACAACGTTGCGAGGAGCATTGTCTAGGTTAGCAAGGCCAACAAAGGCTATGCAAGATACAATGGATAATTTAGGTGTTTCGTTTTATGATGCTGACGGTAAAATGAAACCTTTAAAAACTCAAGTAGAATTACTTAAAAAAGCTTTTGAAGGCCTGACGCCTGAACAACAACAAAATGCTTTAGTAACACTATATGGGCAAGAATCATTATCAGGGATGATGGCTTTGATTGATAAAGGACCTGATTCATTGGGCAAATTAACAAAATCTCTGAAAGATTCTGATGGTGCAGCTGACGATATGGCTCGGACCATGCAAGATAATATGAATTCTTCCATCGAGCAAATGTTTGGAGCTTTTGAGTCAGCAGCTATTGTAATCCAAAAGATTCTAGCACCATCCATCAAAAAAGTAGCAGATGCCATATCCGGCTTAGTAGAAAAATTTGTAAGTGCTCCAGAATCAACTCAAAGATTAGTAGTGGCCATAGGAGCAATCGCTATTGCAATTGGGCCAGTATTGTATGCATTAGGAATGCTGGTTAAAGCGTTTCAAACCATGAAAGTGGGGTTAGGTGTATTAGGTAAAGGAATCTCTTTGTTCAAGAAATTAGGTTCCGCCATAGGTTTTCTTACCAGTCCAGTCGGATTGGTTATAGCTGCGGTAGCACTACTTGTTGTAGGTTTCATCTATCTTTGGAATACGAGTGAAGATTTTAGAAACTTTTGGATTGGCTTATGGGAGGGAATCAAGTCTGCTGTAAGCTCGGCAGTAGAATGGATTCAGAATGCATGGAAATCTACAGGAGAATGGTTTAACAATTTATGGAAGTCCATTAAAGAAGGCGCAGACAATGTTTGGACTACAATTCAAGAAGCCCCTGGGAAAGCGGCAGATTGGATCAAGAATAAATGGACTGAAACAAAAGAGTTCTTTTCGAGTATATGGGATGGCATCAAAGAAGCTGCCAGTTCCGCTTGGGAAGGAATTGTAAACATTCTAACACCGTATGTTATTGCCATAAAAAATGTTTTTCAGCCAATGATTGATTTCTTTACGAACCTATGGTCTCAAATTGGATCAATCGCAGGTTCTGCATGGGAAATTATAAAAACTGCTGTAATGGGTCCAATTCTACTTTTGATTGATTTGATAACAGGCAATTTTAATCAGTTAAAAGAAGATGCTTCGATGCTGTGGAATACATTAACTACAAATATCCAAAACATTATCACGACGTTTGTAGATATAGTTGTTGGTTATTACACAGCCTTAAAGGATACTGTGATAAATATCTGGAATGTGTTGACTTCTACCATCAAAGATGTGTGGAATTCTTTTACTACATGGATCAAAGAGACAACTAACAATATTGTAAATAGTATTAAACAGGGATGGAATAACCTAAAACAAGGGACAATCGATCTGTTTAATAATATGATTCAAGGAGCGAAAGATTTATGGAATTCTTTCAAAGCTTGGTTTATTAATCTAGTTATTGGAACTAAGGATAACATCATTCAGGGATGGGAAAACCTAAAACAAGGTACTATAGATACTTTCAACAATTTAGTAAATGGTGCTCAAGAGGCATGGGATAATTTAGTAAATGCTGTTAGTGATACGGTTGATAGAGTAACTGGCTGGTTTGATAACTTGAAAAATATCGATTTACTAGCAGCCGGAAAAGCTATCATGGATAGTTTTCTAGAAGGGTTACAAAATGCATGGAAATCTGTGCAAGATTTTGTTGGAGGTATTGGTGATTGGATTCGTGAACACAAAGGACCTATCCAATACGATAGAAAGCTATTGATTCCAGCTGGTCAGGCTATTATGAACGGTCTGAATAAAGGACTGACAGGAGGATTCAATGACGTACAGAATACTGTTGGAAGTATGGCAGACTTTATCGCGGAACTTTTCAATGCAAATCCTGATGTAGATATAGCTGCAAATCTGAAAAATGCAAATAAAAACATTGGTGCACAAGTTGAACATAAAGTAAATATGGGCGGCTCTACTAAACCAGCTGTATTTAAAATCAATCTTGGAAGACAATCATTTAGATTGTTTATGGACGATATTTCACAAGCTATGGGCGAAGGTGCAGACATTAATCTGGAATTTTAGGAGGGAATATTTTGGATCAGCGAGAAAATAAAATGTACTCATTCAAAGATACAACTATTAATCTCACTAGTTCTAAACGATTCCTTCCAACGTCTGCCATGATGTACGATGGAATGTATTTAGAAGATTTGATTGAGGGTTATCAAACACTTACGGTGGAAGGTAGAGAAATGCTTTCTGTAGAAGTTGAACAGCAAGAGATACAAATTGGTTCAATCATTACAAATCAGAAAATACCTTCAAGAACACTAAAAATAACATATAAACTAGAAGATAGAGATCCAGAAAAACTACAGTTTAAATTCAAAGAACTGTTGAATTATTTATACCGGAATGAAGACGTGGAAATTAGGTTTCATGATGAATTAGATTATTATTACTACGGTCGCTATACATCAACTGATACTGTTCCAGGAGACTCCAACTCGATTATTTCGAGTTTTAATGTATTCTGTGCGGATCCACTAAAGTATACGAAAGAATGTGTTAGTGATGGCTATATTGGAAATCCGATACAGTTTCCTATAACACCAAGAAAAATTGAAGTTACTTTATCCATGAATAATTCAATCAAAATTACAAACGGAGAACAAAATATCACGATAACTGATGCGGCAATAAAAACAGGAGACGTGTTGATTTTTGATTTCTCCGATGAGCAGGTAACTGTAAACGGAGAAGATTGTACTTCTATGATTGATTTAGAAAGTGATTTTGAGAACTTTTATCTTAAGCAAGGTCAGAAGATAACTAGCAATAATGGGAAGCTTAAAATATTCTATAGGGGGGCGACAATTTGAGTGAGACAGTTTATTTCTTTGATCACTTGCAAAAACTTATTAAAAGGAAAAATACAAGAAGTTTGATTGAAGTCTCCCAAGAAAAAGAAATTAGTTCTGATAAGAGCGATCTAATGAAAGATACTCTATACGTTACGACAAAATATGATAAAGAAATAGAGGATGCAAGATATATGGCGATTCGTGAAAACGAGTCGTCTTTTTCGTTGTATCGAATTACTAAAGTTAGCGACCCATCTGAAACATTAGAGTTTACAGGGTTAGGATTTGCAACAAATGAATTAGATGCTTACATCATCAAAGATATTAGACCGAGTGGGCAGCCCTTAAAAAATGTCCTTGATCGATTGATTGAATTTACTGAAGGAAATTGGCGCGTTGGTCACGTAGAAGCAATGTTACCAACAGTAACTGCAACTTTTTACTATGTCTCTGTAAAAGAAGCGTTGAAAGAATTGCAAACCTTAGGTATGGAATTTGTCTTTAGGTGTTCTTTGAATTCTGATGGAATAAAGGATAAATGGATCGAAGTATATGAACAAATTGGTGAAGAATCGAATACACGTTTTGTATATGGTAGTAAAGCATTAACAGTTGTAAGAGAGATAGATAGAAGCTCAATCTCAACTTCAATGATAGGTCGTGGGCGAGGCGAAGAGGTTGGTGACGGATACGGTAGAAGAATTGAATTCACTGATGTTGAATGGAAAAAGTCGAATGGTGATCCTTTAGATAAGCCTAAAGGCCAAAATTGGCTTGAAGATCCGGAAGCAACTCAAAAGTATGGGATACCACAAAAAGATGGATCAATGAGAAAACGAGAAACCCTAGTAGTGTTTGATGATATAGATGATCCAACAGAATTACTTAAAAATACTTATTCAACCTTAATCGATTCTGCTAGACCGTTAGTACAATTCAAAGCTGAAGTCACTGGAGGAGATGTGATAGGAAATACAGTGACTATTCACAGATACGATAAAGGTTATCACTATAAAACTCGTATTTATAAAACTACATTCAATCGGCTTACCGGTCAAACGAATATCGAACTAGGGGATAATTTAACACAAGATGTTAGAAAACAAACGGCTTCTATTGTCAATAATATTAATAGTTTAGAATCTAGCAAAATGACATTTTACGAATCAACAGAGATTGGAAAATATCAAGATGACATTATGCGAGGCGCAGGAGATAATGGCGGTTCTATTTATTGGGTAAATGGAATTGAAGCTGGTGTTAGTGATAGTAGAGAAATCTATGAAACTGTTTATATGGATGGACCTAACATTCCTAGATCACGCTTTTTTATGGTCCAAAATAACTCAGGAATATCTTTCAAACAGTGTAAAAAAGGTGAATGGCAAACAATCCAAGATGTACACAATGGCGATAGCACGACCGCGTGGACGTTGGATGGAACTTTCAATGCTAATTTTATTAAAGCAGGAATTCTTTCAGGTATTCTCGTGCAAGGGGTAGCTTTAAAGACATTGGATGATAAAGATTTCCAATTAGTGGCAGAAGGAGGGGAACTTTCCTTTGAAAAACAGGTCAAGTCTACTGGATTAGATGATGTACACGGAGAACGTTTGGGATCAATCGTATCTACTTATGGTTCTAAAGGGATTAACGGCTTTGCTGTATGGAAAGAACCAAACTATATTTTTTCCATTAACGCTGGGGACGGCGGCGATCGAGGAAATCCTGTTTTTCAAATTCCAGCAGATGTTACTGCTGATAAGCGTAAATATAATCTTTACGGTGATGGTAAATTTTCAAAAGGGAATATAACCATGGACGGCCGTCTAGATGTCAAAGAATTATATGTGAACGGCGTTAAAATCGATACAAACGGCGGAGGCAATACTGGAGGAGGCAATACTGGAGGAAACGATAACGGTTGGAATGGACAATATCCGCCAGAAGTAACTACTGACAGGGATAAACGTTATTGGCAGATCTGGACAATGGCAATAGGTGCTGGCTTTACTAAGCAAGCTGCTGCAGCCTTACTTGGAAATGCTCAAGGAGAATCAGATGCTAATCCAACCGCTGATGAGGGCAATGGCGCACCAGGGTTCGGATATGGTATATGGCAATGGACGAATTCCACAGGCGCAACTAGCGGACGTGTTTACATGATCAATTTAATGACAAAGGCTGGCATCAGTGATGATCCAGACACGATCACGGCGCAGTTCAAATTGTTGATGTGGCATGCGCCAAATGGTCAATGGATCGCAACTAGCGCTTATCCTTATACATGGACACAATTCATGAATCTGACCGATATCAACATAGCAGCACAAGCATTCGTGGCTAACTTTGAACGTCCACGTGATCCACATCCAGAACGGACGACATGGGCACAAGAATGGTATGACAAATTTAAAGATTTGGAAATTCCTGCATCAAAAGGGTATATAAAGCCAATTGCAGATCCAATCACAGTGACGAGCGAATTTGGCTGGCGCACTTCTCCAATCACAGGAGCACAAGAGTTTCATAACGGTATTGACCTTGTAAATGGAAACCCTAATACACCTATATTTGCTTCAGCAGATGGCGAAGTGATCGTTGCAGGAGATGCGAACTATTATGACTGGTATGGGAACTGGACAGTAATCAAACACGCTGATGGAATGTATACAGGTTATGCACATCAAAGCCGTGTGGATGTCTCAAAAGGTCAAAAAGTAACTGCTGGTCAGCAAATTGGACTGATGGGGACAACGGGACCATCAACTGGAGAACATCTTCATTTCCAATTTATGGATGAATTTTATCCATCTTCTTCTGGCCATTTCCATAATGCAAGAGACTATATCAATTTCTAAAGGAGGGATAGTCGTGGCAGAAACGCAACATAAAATGGTCCTATCCACCACAGAACCAAATAACGGAATAAATTTGGTTCGGATTCGGCAAGGGGATGTTTTAACTCAAAAGTTCGTTGTTGAAGTGGTGGAACATGGCAAACTAAAAACATTCGATGGCCTAGTGCCATTTTTTATTAATACAACAAAATTTGGCGAAAACCAACCTGTTGAACAAAAAGTACAAGAATACAGTCCAGCACAAGCAAGGCTTGTTTACACCTTAAGTGAGCCTGACTGGCAATGGGGTGGTGAAAACACCGCACATTTCAGTTTCCGATCACTTAATGGTGATGGAACTTGGAGTGAACAATTTAGCACACAGGATTTTACCTATCGAGTCATTTCTGGAATATCTAGAAGCCAGTTACGTGATTCTGGCTATGTGTGGACCTTTGAGGATTTGCTAAGAAAATTCAAAGATTACATGGATCAGGGCAAAAATGACTGGGAGCAGTGGTTAGAAGATAATCGTGAAATACTGGAAAATATCGATCCAGGTGGTACGATCATTAACATTTTGAATGAAGCAAAAGGAGATTATGACAGTTTAGCCGCTCGCTTAGACGATATTCAAAATAAAACATTCAATGTTCCTAAAGGTGCAGAACAAGTGCCAATCAAAAGAGACAAACTTTTCTACGACAGAGGAGCGTACAACTACGTTCGCCCTACTAACTTAGACACAGTGATCGCGCAAGCGGATAAAACTAAGTTTAACATGGGATTCATGACGGATATCCACGTCGATTCACACGAGCAATTCTTAGATCACTTCGACCAGAAAGACAAAACAGAACGTCGTTGGAGCATTGTCGGACAATTCAGGACGCTAGAAACCTTTGCGGACGCGATGGTGTACGGCGGGGATAATATCGACGGATACAGCGGAGCGACGGCAGCAGGCATTTACCCTTATACCGAACAAGAAAGACGCACGAAAAACTTACACGTGTTGAAACGTTTTGCAAGTGTAGCAACAGCAGGCGCGAAAGTTCCGGTTATTCTTTGCCGTGGCAACCATGAAACAGGTAAAATCCCGCATGCAAACGACGGACGTTCGCGTCTTGATTCGTTAACTGGTTCGGATATTAGGGAAGCTTACGGCGGACGCTTCGGGCCTACGTTGTTCCCTGGAAAAAAAGTTGCGATTTATCGTATTGATACCGATGATTTCGAAGACGCTACGAACTCACAAGGTAAAATCATCGAGTATTCTGGTTATTACAACGGCAATAGTTTTCCAGACGGCAAACTAGGGCAAAACCAATTACATGCATTCGGGCAATGGTTAGAACAGCTTGACAGAAGCTACCACGTTGTAATCGTCGGACATGTACCGATGGAAAGAGAAAACGATGTGGCAAACGTGACGAAACTAGGAACCTTACTAGACGGCTTCAAACAAGGAGCAAGCGTAACTATTGATTACAATGCAATGAACGGTTACAACCCGAGTCCTATGGGGCAAAAGACTTACAACTTTGCAACGAAAGGACGCGGAACAGTTGTGTCAATCTTTGCCGGACATTGGCACCGCGAAGCAACTAAACATCTAGGAACAACGCAAATCATTGTTTGCACAAAAGCTTTTCCAGATGAAGACCAATACAACAAAACGAACGAAGCAGGGTTCGCAAATGTACAAATTGATACGGCAAAACGTACGATCAAAGTACAAGGTGTGGGCCACTACACTAACCGCAACTTCTCGTATTAAGGAGGTTTAAACATTGGAAAAAGAAACGAAAGAAATGCGCGAGGCTATCGACTGGATTTTACAACAACTAGAAATCCATTTCGATGGCACACCACAACAAGCGCACGTAGACGCTACACCGTTAAATGCCGGCTTTTGTACGCCAGAAATCGCAATGAACGCGCGTGGTATTGGGTTGAAAGATAACGAGTTGCAAAAGTTATACCCCAACGTGTACGACATACCACCAGGCATTTACGCTACTATGAACTTCTGGTATGCCAACGGACAAATCACTTTTTGCGGTGAAAGTTCATATTTGTTGATAGGTGTCATGCAAGAACACAACGAGCGCAAATTAATTTGGGCTTCTGACGGTTACGGCGGAAACATCTACATCGCACGCACGCATGGTAAGGACGGCGGCTACAACAGCCCGGGTTTCCGTAAAGTCATGACGACCTTCGAACTATTCAAAGGTGAAAAACACGGCGTAGGTACAACGATCGACTTAAAAGATAACATGAAACACTACAGTTCCGTCCGCATTCATATTCAAGGTTGGGGCGGTCAGGTGTACGAAGCAAATAACGTGACTGGGCCAGTTGTCATGTTCACTAACTTATATGACGATGCAGGCGGTATGGAAATGTATGAGTTGAAATTAGAACGTGTGACGGATACAAGCTATAAGATCGTTCGTTCCGCCCAAGTAGCAATCACTGAAAATATGAACTACCACAAAAGCACAAATGCAGAAATCCAAATCGTTAGAATAGAGGGTGTGAAATAATGGTGCAAATCATTAAAAGTGGGACAATAAAAGTGCCTACACAACCGAAAGATTTTGATTTGAAAGCAACTGGATTAGTATTCAAATCATATGATAACCAAGTGGCACTAGAATTTAATGTGGAAAAACAAGACGGCACACCCGCAGACTTGTTAGGCGCTAACTTACGCTTATTAATGTTTATCTATGACGAAATAGACGGAACAGTGACCAAAGAGCCAATTCCGTTTATCACGAAAAATCTTATCACTGAAAGTTTTCTAAATGGACATGTCGTGTACATCTTGCCAGAAGCGATGAAAGCTTATAACGGTATGGTGGAAGCTTATGTTTACATCGAGTATCCAGACGGATCAACAAGTGATAACTTAGGCTTCACCTTCCGTATGAAGCGTTCAGCAATCGACGGACTAGCGCAAGATAAAGCAGACTACTTTATTGCAGACTTTCAACAACTACTTGATGTGGTCAAACAAGAGGCGACAGATGCTGTTAACGAGGTAACAGAGCAACTACAAGCTACTCAAACTAAGATTGATGCGAAAGTAAAAGATACAAACGATAAAATCACGAAAGCCAATCAAGATGTCGCAACTCTCAATACTAATATTGATAAAGCGAATGATCGTATTGATCAAACCAATCAGCAAATCGGCGACCTCGGCAAGCTGAAGAAAATGTACAGCAACAGCATCGACTTCGGGGACTATGATTATAGTGGGAGAGCTAACTTAATGATTAACCTAGATTTTTCTAAGCTAAGCGGAACGAACTACATGATTCAAACGCCACCGCCTTATATAAAAGATGGCGGGACTTACTTTGTACTAGACGCTTCAGACGCAAGCGCCGCTAATACAACGCGAAACGTTTTTATTCCATTCTTAGGACGCTTAGAAAAAGGCGCTACTTATATGGTAACCATCCCGATGATGATATCCGAAGATTTTGGAACGGATTACGGTAGTAGTCCTATTTATCCATATAATGTAAACGACGGCGCAACAACTACACGTTCTTTGACAATGACGCCTAACGCTGATTGTCGTGAAAAATGGCAATTTGTCGAAAAAGCTTTTACCGTTCCTAGTAACATGACGGATGGTAAATTTGCACCGTTCTTGCAAGTTTATCAAAATAAAAATCAAACAGGAAAATTGTACATTGGTTATGATATTAAAATTGAGAAAGTAACGTCAACGAGTGATACGGCAACTCCGTACCAGCCAAATTTACTCGATGCGCCGTATTATTTGAGTAAGGTGGCTTTGGGTGAAAATATAATTACATCAAAAAGTTACGATAATTCTAATTACTTAATTGGTTCATTTGATATTAATAAAACAATTAATAATGGCGATAAATTAACTTTTACAATACAAGGAACAAAACCAGCTAACAAGCAATTTGGTATGTATATTCAAACAACCACAGGTGCAGCAACCGAGTTTCAAGGACATCTTACACCAGTTGAAGGCTTAACAGACGTGTGGTCATGGTCTAGCGGTGCTAAAATATCTAAACCAATAGGAAGTGGGGCAAAGGTGGTAATTTATCAACTCCCCCCAGAAAGTCAAGTTCCTAACGGTAAATGTACTATTTTATGGGCAAAACTAGAGGAAGGCGACACACGAACCCCAAATACTAGTGAATATAAATACTTCGGCGAAGGCTTGAAAGACAGTAACAATCCCAATGATTATAGTTGGGATGTCACACCTGAATATACTGAAAAAGGCTTGAATAATACGGTTAGTTTGACCGAACCACAGTCAGTTGAAGGTTTAAAAAACTTTGAGGATGGGTTGCAGGTTGGAGGTAAAGAAGTTGCTACAGTTCCGGAAGATACCGGATGGGTAAATCTAACAGCGATCAATGGGCACTCCTGGAATAAACAGGGACAAATCAGGAGAATCGGAAAACTAGTAATGTTCCGTGGATCATTAAAAGGTAGCACGCTAAGCACACAAGATTTTTGTACGATTCCAGAAGGATTTAGACCAAGTAATCCAACTGATAATTATGAGTATCAATTCTTGTTACCACCACAAAGTAGTAATACATTAGACAATGGAGGGATGGCTTACATCCGTCCAAACGGCGTTTGCGGTCTACCTTCATTTAGGGGAACAGTCAACTTGTTTTTAGCGCCAATTCAATACTATATAGACTAGGAGTGAAACGAATGAAAAACATTTGGAAATATGGACGTACTGGCGGAGAGTACGCAGGAAAAGTATTGGACGACATGCTTGTATCCGTTCCTTACACGGATCAGCCACCGCTCGAAGGATTCCGTGCTGATGGCGAACCGCTAACGATTGCTGATCAGATGTTTGATCCTAAACTGAACCAATGGATTGTTTTAGCGAACGCACTAGATCGCAACGATTTAAACAATCTCAAAGCGATGTATGAGTCGTTAGAAAATGAGAACGGCGATTTAAAACAGATCAACGCCAAACTCATGCTAAGCGATGTAGCAATTAAACAGGAAAATACTGCATTGAAAGAAAGAGCGGATAGTTTAGCACAAATCAATTCAAAAATGATGCTTGCTTCGTTCCAAAATAGCAAAGACATTTCAGAAATTAAAGAGCAACTAAATCCAGCTTCAAAGGGAGGTGAGTAGTATGTTTAGTTTTAGCGATATAAAAATGATGTATGATTGGGGCTGTTTTACTGACGATCAAGTTCGAATATTCGTTCCACTATGCATTACAGACGAAGAAGCAGATAAAATCATTAATAAAGATAAGAACGCATCTTAAGTGATGCGTTTTTATCTAAGGTAAAGGAGTTGTCACATGATTAATTTAGGAGAATGGGGAACAATCGCAGGATCAATCACTGCGATTGTTTCTTTGATTTTATTAGTAATTAGACCAGTCACTGCATCTTTCTCGAAGATTACTGAAACTCTTTCAAAAGTAAGTCACAATTTAGATTTACTGACTAAAGATTTAGAAGCAAGCAAATCAGATCGATTGATGATTCATGAAGAACTAAAAAAACATAATGAAAGATTAGATACACATGCAGAAAAATTGGTGGAACACACGCAACAAATTAAAACTTTGTTTAGGGAGAGAAGAAAATGAATAATAAAACGTTCGAAGTACTAAAATGGTTCGCACTGGTAATTATTCCCGCACTAGCTACTTTCGTGGGGTTAGTTGGTAAAGCGCTCAATTGGCAGTACACAGATATCTGTGTTGTCATCATTACTGGTTTTGGCACGTTTTTAGGGAGTGTTTTGGGTGTATCAAATCGAACCTACAAAATGTTCTCGGCTGAAAGCGAAGAAGGAGGAAACAAATGAAGAAGAAAATTACTATTACTGCGATGAGCCTATTAACGGCTCTTTTTTTATTGCCAATTAATGGTTTTGCTTATACGATCAATAATGAATTTAATTTGGGCGCAAATGAAGGTAGCTCACAAATAGCAAATAATCAGTACATTTTACTGCATGAAACGGCTAATGAAACAGCAACAGGACGCAATGAAGCGCAGTATATGCAACGTTCATGGACTAGTGCTTACACTGCTTACATTGTGGGAGATGGCGGAATTGTTTATCAAGTCGGTCAACCTGGTTACGTACAGTACGGTGTTGGTTCGTATGCTAATGCCAATAGTCCTGTTCAGATTGAGTTACAACACACACATGATAAAGAAACTTTTGAAAAGAACTATAAAGCATACGTTGAATTGGCTAGAGATTCAGCAATAAAATATGGTATTCCATTAACATTGGACACTCCTTATAACCAACCAGGAATCAAATCACATTTATGGGTAACACAAAATATTTGGGGTGATCATACAGATCCTTACGGTTATCTTTCTGAAATGGGCGTAAGTAAAGAAAAATTAACCTATGATTTGGCTCATGGATTTACCGATGAAAATCCGACAACTTCAGATGATAAACCAGTCATTGATCCAACTAGAGCAGGTGCTGCAAATCCTACGCTGACAGATGGAACAAATTACGCCCACATTGATCAGTTTGGGGAAATCGAAAACGCAAACTTGCATGTGGCTGGATGGCACATTGCTAACTATAAATACGAGTATATTTTCATTATGGACTACAATACTGGAAAAGAATTAGCTCGAGTAAGAGCTGATGGAATTTATAGACCAGATGTAAATCAAGCTTATAATACTTCTGGAAACGTTGGTTATCATGTATCGTTCAACATGCGTAATTTCCCCAACAAGAAAGTATACGTCATGATGCGTGCAACGAATGATCCAGAAGGGAACACTAAAGGCGGAGCGCAAGATTTCCATGACAAACGTTGGTATTTAAATATTCCTAAACGATAAAAATAGCTCCTCGTTGAGGGGCGGTACTCGGAATCATATGTAACATTTTTGTTACAAATTCAGTGTTATATAAATCAAAAAGTGTTGTTTTAATATCATAAACGTTTAACTTGAACTTATGTTCCCTGTATGCTAAAGTAATTTCATAATCCTCAAAGATTATATCTGCAAAAGGAAGCCTGAAAAACGCTTGTTTTTCAGGCTTCCTTTTGGTTTAATAATAGTATGCAGATATAAATCAATAAATAATGAGGAGAAAAGAATATGGTTGATAAGTTCTTTGCTGAAACGTATTTAAATGATCCATCTCCTAAAGTCGGTCAATCTAAGCCTATAAAAATAACGGCAGAGAATGGGAAAAGATACTTTTTAAAAACTGAGATAGTTAATTCAACATGGCAAAATGCTGTGTTTTTTCAGGAACTCTTGTGCTCACTATTGGCTAAACATCTGAAGGTACCAGTGCCTAATTTTGCTATAATTGAATTGGAGAAGGATTTTATAGAAGCTAATGCCGAGTTAATGTTTAGCAGAAAATTTAAACCAGGATTGTATTTTGCGACTGAAGAAGTGAATGACGTAGAAGACAATTTAGCTGAGAGTATTTCACTTGGCGTAAATAATGGTTTACCAAAAGTTAAGAGAACTTGGACAGGATATTTAAACAATGTTTCGAACCCGGAAGCATATGCTGATATAATTGCGTTTGATATATTTGTTCAAAATTGTGATCGATTTTCTAATCTTGGAAACCTTTTGATTGGGAGTGAATCGGGTTTAAGAAAAGTTTATGCCATAGATCATGGTCACGCTTTTGGCACTCCTAATTTTGATACAACAAAAATAAAGTTATTGAAACTTAATGAAGAACCGAATTATGATGATTGGCTTTTGAAAGAGTTCAGGAGACATGGTGGAGGATTTACATTCGGCCCTGTATTTCAAGGGATGCAGAATAATATTGACTTAACAGGTAATAACCCTTTTTGCAGAATTGTTGATTCAATAGAAGAGATTAGTAGAGATGAACTAACTTTTATTTTAGGTGAAATTCCAGAAGAATGGACAATATCTGGGGATCAACAACGGAAAATTTATTTGGATTTTCTTAGTAGACAAGGTCTGTTAGTAAAGGATATAATTAATAAAATCGTAAGAGCTAATTTATTTTCCAATCATACTGGAGGTGATCTATTGTGGAACGAATCATACAGCAACGAAGAGTCGTCTGGTATTCAATAATTAGGTATATTTCAAATGTTGTTAAAGGGGAAATAATTAATATAGGTATAGTCATGAGCATCCCCTCAAGTGGGGAAGTAAAATACCAAATATTAACCCCAAAAAATAGTAAATTTAAGGCGATTTTGAATTCGAAAGTTGACGAAAAAACATACAAGTTAAGCCATGACATTTTTATTCATATTTTAAAGTCTGTGGATAATAATAATTTGAGTTTTGGCTTAAACCCGTCTTCTGAGACATTTATAAATCAATTTGTAAGTCAGAACCTTCCAAAAGGCTTTGTATTTTCTGATGTTCGTTTCGCTAAATCAAGTAATGTCGACTTACTATTTAATAATTTGCTTGAAGAATATGTAGGGAGCAAATTTTTGAATGAAGAGCTTGGTAGTAACTCTATGGTTGTAAAAAAGAAAGCTATACAGTTAATAAGTAAAAAAGATAACTTGGATAAACTAATCAAGAAAAATATAAAAATTAAGCCTGTTAAGGAACTTCCAAAGTCATATAGTATTGATTTTGGTTATAAACTTAATCATGGCTTAGAGTTTATTCAATCTGCTCCTGATAAAATTACATCATCTTACGATTGGCTTGAAAGAATGAGTTTTATAACGGACAATTATTCTAAAGCGGATAAGTTTACTTTAGTATATAATTCTTTGAGCGAATCCAATATTGATGGCACATTAGATCAAATGATAAATTATTTAACTAGTAAAGATGAAAGAGTTATTGCTTATGATATATTTAGCTCTCAAGGAGAACAATCCTTCAACGAAGAGTTGATTAACATAGAGAAGTATGCGCAGCCAGTTGAAGAATTAGAAAAAATACTTGCTTAGAAAAATGCATTTTCTATTAATACTCTTGATTGTAGCTTTATATCGCTTTTGATTTCCTTTGAAAAAGCCCTGTTCTTAATAGGATAAGGCTTTTTTGTGTTCTTTGATAAATTGTTTTAAATCTTTGAGATTGTCCTCAGTTGACTTATTATTTACGGATGATTTCGCAATACCCTTAGCTCAGTTGGTCAGAGCATACGGCTCATAACCGTCCGGAGCTTTTCTTCATTGCCACTCAAATGAGTGGCTTTTTTATGTAACCTTTTATGGATTAATGAAAGGATGTTTCACATAGTTATACTTCTGTATATTTGAAAAGTTTTACTTTGATTTTTAAATGGAAAGACATTTGGGTTAAATTGTGAGATAATAATAAAGAAGAGTTTAAAGCGTCCCCCAAAAACCACTTCCCCATAAGTGTGTTACGCTTTAAACTCTTTTATATTTGAAGCTATTAAAAAGCATACCATATTTTTGAAAAAAAGTGAGAAAAAAGGCTTACAATTGGAGTGGTAGTTAATTAGTGACTTATTTTTTGATTTTATAGCATTGATACTATAAAATATAGATATCATCATATTACACAATCTTAATACTAACTTAAAAAATATCTCCTTTCATAAGTATGGTGATAAAATCCGTTCCGGGCTACCTTTTTAGGTAGCCTACTTTAATTTTTATACCTTTCTGGATCAACGAAAGTATACTTTATATAGTCATAACGCCGATGATCGCTTCGAGCGTCCGGCACGTCAGTCACGATATCAAACAAAAAGTATACATCCTTCTTCATTCTCGTTTTCGCAGCAGGAATTTTAAAGTAGTTCTTATTAGAATAGTAGAGATTGATTAATAAGCTATCTTCGATTGCTAAAAAGAAAACTTCTGAATCCCACACCTTATAAAAATCTTTGACAAATCTATTCGAAGGATCAAATTTAAACCATAATTGTGTTTTTCCTTCCATCAACATAATGTTCACCTCAAAAATAGTATACGAACTAATGTTTGTATTGTAAATAGAAAAAGATGAGCTGAATTAAATGCTCATCTTTTTTGATAGATATTATAAATCTAATAATTCTTGTTTCTTTTTATTAAATTCTTCTTCTGTAATGATTCCGTCATCCAATAGTTCTTTATATTTTCTTATTTCTGAAGCTGAGGAAATTGTTGATGTATTGGAATTTGTAGCAGAAATATTTCTTCTTTTTAAATTATAAATAATTTCGTTTAAAGAATCACTTATCCTATCAACAGTATCTTTATCAACTGCAACATTCAATACTTTACCAAGAGTATCAATAGTTAATGTACCCAACAGTATTCCTCTTTTTTTACTAATATTATTTAAATTGTCTAATATAATACTTTGTACATTATTGCCTATCATTTTTTGTTGAGCTACAATTAAACGTTTATTAGTTAATGCGTATGCATAATTATTGTCATGCTTAGTTGACGAGATATAGTTATGCAATCCTACAAAGCAGAAGATTACGTATTCGTCACTGTTAAGTTGATCTGATATTAAGTTAAAATGATGAGTTGTCCATTTTTTAGTCATTCCTTTACCATAGCCGTATTTAAGACAAAATTCTACCATCTCTTCAGTAGTTCTCATTCTATCATTACCTATATCATGATTGTTTTGTGTAGTATAATCAGATATGTTTAATTTTCTTTTTTCTGATGGACCCTTATCTAAATCTTCTAAATTCAAAGATCTTATTATTTTATAAGGAGTAGTCATACCGTAACCAGCTTTTTTCATACAATTGCCGCAAACAATTTGTTTATCTTTGATTTTATATGAAGTTAAGCCAATTTTACCTCCGCACTTTGCACATTGTTTACTCAT